TTCGTTGAAAGTCGATGATCTCTTTAAGGATTCTCAAGAGTTCATGAGCGTTCATAACGGCGACGTCAAGAAGACGGATGTTCACGAGCAGTACCAAGTCTTCCTTCTTAAGAACGAGAAGGATCTACAAGAGATGTACGATCAAAAGGTTGAGTTTAAAACCAACATGCGAGGTGTCAAAGTTCGTCGATGCTTCGGAACAGTCGAGGAGACACAAATGTTTGCAAAAGTGCTTCAGCGACGATATCCAAAAGACAATCTCTTCATCGGCAAGGTCGGTGCATGGTTACCATGGGATCCATCGGAGCATCTCATGCCTGAAGTGGAATACGCTGAACGTGAATTAAATGAGCTCATGCGTCGATACAAGGAAAACGAGGCTAATAAAGAGATGTTCTTCGCCGACCAGCGCGAGGAGTCTATTAAGAAACAGAAGGAGGAGAACGAGAGGCGTAAGAAGGCAAACGCGCTTGAAGCCGCTGCGGAAAAGAAGCAACTTCAAGACATTGTTGAGGATGCATCGAAGCCGGTTCATCCTTCAGAGGGAGTGATGAGGGAGTAAAATATTGAAGTAGAATAAGATGCCTCCTACGAAACCTGGTCCAACAAGACCTGTTAAATATAATCCACATGGAGTTCAACCAAAAAAGGGAGGAGAAGACGAACCCACTGTGCGATTCGGACAATCTGCTACAGATTTTAATGCGGTGGGAAAGTTCTTAACCTGCACCACTGGTGCAAAGAAAGTTATAGGTGGTGTTGGTGAAAACAAGCGAACTTTTTCAGCTATGAGTGGTCCTACTACTAGTAATGAATCTAAATTAAAAATATCGAAAGATGAAAAAGCCACTGCTGATTTTACTGGTTTTAGTGGCCCTCCTCTACGCACTGATCCACCATCACAAGTAAATACTGGTTCACAAACGCTTACAAAGCCCATTGTAACTACACCACCAATACCAGGATCAAAGACACCTACGGATCCTAATTTAGCTACCATTGTATCGGGAATGAAGCAAATTGATACAGGATTGCGAAATACAGCGGCGGACTATGTAAAGAATAACTTTTGGACAATCACTGGAACAACTGCAGCAGCAACGGGTCTTGCCACTTGCTTCGGACCTGGAGTAGCATTGATTCCAATTATCTGTACAGCAATCGCATCGTATAGTCCTACACTTGCTGCGTTTATCCAATCTCCTGAAGCAAGAACAGTTTCAGTTATGAAACAGGCTATTAAAGAGTCAAAAGAGAAAGACAGACAGAGAATTCAAGCTCTGATCAATACAGCAGACGAGGACCAGAAAAAGAAATATAAAAAATTGCAGGGAGCTTTAGATCGTCTTTCTATCATTGCAGCAAGCGTACCAGACGTTCCTACCTCTTCTACTAAGATTGTTGAAGTTATTGAAAATATCAATAAAGAGGTCAAAGAATTACCTGAATCAAAGGAAGTCATGGATGCTGTACCGACTAGTGAAGAAATCGATGCTGCTGTACCGACTGATAAACAAATCGAGGATGCTAAACCTACAGGAGGTTCTAGACGGCGCCGTCTTTCCGCACCCACACGGAAGGTGAAGCGTTCTTCTTCTTCAAAGCCGAAGCGTTATACTCGTCGGCGGCGAGAATAGCTGAATGGAACGGTTGATTATTCGCCCACAATGAAGAATCGCACATCTTGAACGGTGGATGTTCTGCAGCTTTGTACCAAAACACTTGATCTTCGAGTTTGTTTGAATTCACGTTGTTACAAATCACTAAACATTCAAAGTTCTCTGTACACTGATCCATGAAAGTACAAAACATCTCAAAGGTTGGAAACATACCTGCGTAATTCTCGTAAATTCTACGACGATTTCCTAGGATATTCTCACGAAGAATGAACACAAAGTCCACGTTCGTACGCAAATTCGGTGTAATACCTAGTGGATATTGCATTGTAATAATGGTCATCATGTCAATATGACGTCCGTTCATAAACACGTAACGGGTAGACTCTTCCTTAATCCATGAAGAATCATACAAACAGTCATCTAAAATTAGAAAGGCGCGTGGATCAATACTTGACTGACCTCCACCTGAATTCTTAGCTTTGTTTCGATTCTGTTTGACATTCATTTGTCGCTTGATGACATTCATCACAATCTGAGGAGAGTACTTATCATGAATAAATTTTGAAGGAACCATATGTTGAAAGAATTCGTTCGCAACCTCTGTACCTGAGATCACAGTGCCTACAGGAAAATCATGCTGTGTGTTGTAGAGAATATCGCGCACTAAGAACGACTTTCCCGTATCCTTCTTACCGATCACAACGATCATCGGACTTTTGCGAGAATCAATCTCGCAACGATCTTTCAACATATTGATGTCGAACTTACGTAATTGAAAGTTCATCTTGTTCTGACGGATAGAAAGTGTTCCGCGTCTGCTTACGATGTTTCATTCCCCCTTCAAAACACAATGGGCAAAGATTTGAGAACACAGTCAGTGGATCTACGCCTTCATCGTATACCCAAACTACAGGCAGATGCATGGGATTTGACTCACGTTCAACCCTTTATTCCCCCGCTCGAACAATTGTTTAAAACGGAACGATTGGCTTCGATGTCTGAGTACGGTATTCGTCTTCCTGAAGAAGTGGAGTCGGTTGTGGATGCAACCCATATCAAAACAACTAAAGGACAAATATGCGAAGTTCATCGTAAGACAACTATGATTCTGAGTCCATTCAAAACGATGAAGGGTGAGTATTCTGCTCCAGGACTTCCTAAACCGATCGAAACTGAGAAGAGTTATTCGGAACAGATGCAGAGTCCGTATACCGCTGCATACGTAGGCGCATTAGCATCTACTCTACTATCTAGCTCAGAGTGTGCTCATTTTCCACGAGTGTATGGTACCTATGCCGCACTGTCTTCTAAACATGAGATCAATATCTCAGACGATTATGAAGATTTATGCGATCGAAAATGGTTCATGGATAATATTGGTAAGACGTTTGAGTTACGATTGAGAACTGCAACTGGTACAGGATTCAGTCATACGCGCGGACAACGTGCAGCCGTTCAAGTAGGCGATGATCTCGAACTTGAGATTGAAGATGTTGAAGTTCAACATGTAGATGAACCTGAATCATTTGGAATTGTAGAAGAATACGATTTACCTTCGGATTCAGATGAATCGTATGAAACAGAGTCTGATGAAGAAGATGCGTTTGACATTGAATCCTGTGACTGTAGCGAGTTTGAAGACGAAGAGAGTTCGATTCCGTCTGAAGACGAGGAAGATTTCGCATGGGCCACGTTTTCAAACGTTCCTGTTGTAACCACTGTGATGGAATCCTGTAAAGGAACCTTTTACGATCTGATTAAAACAAGCTCAGATCCACAACATCATACTGCATGGGTTGCACAAATCGTGTTTGCATTAGCCTACGCTCAGCGAACCTTTGGATTCATTCATAATGATTTGCATGGAAACAATGTTATGTACATTCCGACTTCAGAAGAGTTCTTGTTTTACCGTTATCATGGAGTCAGTTATCGCGTACCTACCTATGGAGTCTTAATCAAGATCATTGACTTTGATCGTGCAGCGTTTTCAGTGCGTATTTCAGGAATGAAAGAGCCTCGATTTTTCCTTAGTTCACAGTTCAAGACGGATGAAGAAGCTGGAGGTCAATACAATCTCGAACCCTTTTATACATCCACATTCCCTCGCATTCCACTCAATCCATCGTTCGATTTAGCGAGATTTACTGCAAGTGTGTTCTGGGACATCTTTCCCGAAGGTCCTAAACAGAAGTCGGATCATCCACTGTTTGAGTTGTTCAAACACTGGACGACGCTTCCTGATGGAACGTCTGTTATTTTTCGCGAAAAGGGTGATAACCACGATCGATTTCATGGATTTGATCTCTATAAAGCGATTACGCGCTATTTGAAAGACAGCGCAGTTCCTAAGAAAGAGCTGTCGAAATTCAGTCAGTATTGTATTACAACTCCTCCTACCGTTACAAATATACTTGTGATTGGAGATTAATCTACAAGCCTGTCATTCGCTTGATAGATGTATGAGTCAATGCCCACACTAATCCAAAGATTACTGCATGGGTGAGAGCGACCGTTGTACGGGATCCGCCAGGAGGTAGGGTAACAAGTATACCAGGTGTCAATACAAAGAATAGTACAGCTGCATAAAGAGAGATGAACATTTTATTAAGGTGTTCAGAAAGTTTTAAAAACCAGGTTTTCCTGTAAACATTTCTTGAACTGCAGCCATAGCAGGTTCAGCTGCATCTGGTCCGCCTAACGCGTAGACAACTCCACTGGTAAGAATGCCTGCACCGCTACTAACCTTAGCAATATCCGAAATATCGATTGGCTGTTCTTTACTACGACGATCCATCACGTAGAGAAGAATCACTACAACGACGACCGCAGATACAATCATTCCATACATATAGAGTTCTGACATTTATTCGGTCTCTATGTTTTCTTCACACGGACTAAACGAACTTAGAGATTGAGGGATACTGTTTCAAGGTTTTCCATATTCACAGACTCTTCTTCTCCGTCAAACTCAGAATCATCTAATACAATGTCTTCACCGAGTGAAATGGGTGGAGGTCTTTCATCTTCAGATTCATAGTCCTCTTCCTCTTGATCAAATTGAACAGATTTACTAGGTTCGACAAGTTCAGGCGCAGGGGCAGGCGCGGACTCAGGTTCAGGCGCTGCACCTGCAGACTCGGGTACAGAGTCTGAACGACTCTGAAAATAAGCCTTGCTAATATCTTTCCACGGAATGAAGCTGTCAATGACCTCATTCATTGCACCTCCAATCATCGTTTCAATTTCACGACGATTACGTGCTTGTTGTTCGGACGGAACACCAACTGTCTTGAATAAATATGCAGAACTCCATGACAATCGAGCTGACTGCTTGTAGAGTGAATGTACGAATGTTTCAATCGATGGGCGTTTGAAGTCAATATCTACATGAGTCTTTTCAACCTGTTGAAGTGTTGCAAATGCACGGATATAACTCACAAACACGCCGAGTAGTAAATCTTCAAGGTATTCACACTTCGATGCAAGTGCAATACGTTCAACTTCCTTCTTCAAGGTTTCAGGACTCCATTTAGGGATTTGAGTCAACAAGTTCTGAAATGTCTTCAGAATCTGATCAGATTGTCCATTACGTTCACACGCAGACTTGGCTGAATCGTAGATGCTCCAAAGACCGTCAGATACATGAGGAACAATAACACGCGTCAAATTTTCACGAAGACTGGATTTAACAAACTCGGTGTTCATTTGTTTACAGACGAGTCTAGGAGTTTCAATAAACCGACGCACATGTCTATGAAATTTGTCCTCATTCTCATGATAAAAAATGAAGAGAAGATCCTTCTTCGGTGTCTTGAGGCTGTTCAACATATAGTGGATGCGTTTTGTATCTGTGATACAGGCTCGACCGATTCATCCTGCGAGATCGCAACTCAATTCTTAAAGACCCACGACGGATGTTTGAGCCATATCGACTGGAAAGACTTTGGATTTAATCGAACTGCAAGCTTCGAGAAAGCTCAAACTTATCTTCAGAAAACAGGGTGGGATTTGAAATCAACATATGGTCTTCTTCTCGACGCAGATATGGTGTTTATTCCAGGACAATTGAAGACTACAACTCTAGATCATGAAGGATATACCGTTATACAAAAAGCAGGCAATCTAGAGTATCCGAACACTCGATTAGTTCGCATGGACTATGGGTGGAAATGTCGCGGTGTTACTCACGAGTATTGGGACGGACCTACAAAACAACTTCCGACAAGCGTATGTTATATTGATGATCGAAATGACGGTGGATGTAAAGCTGATAAATTTGAACGTGATGCGCGTCTTCTAGAACAAGGGTTGAAAGATGAACCTGAGAACGGTCGATACATGTTCTACCTCGCACAGACCTACAATGGTGTAGGTCGATTGAAAGAATGCATTGCACTCTACAAAAAGCGAATTGCTACAGGTGGATGGGAAGAAGAATTATGGTACAGTCACTACATGATCGGTAAATCATGGTTAGCATTGAAGAATATTCCTAAATTCGAACAGTGGATGCTCAAAGCATTTGAACGTCGTCCATCTCGCGCTGAACCAATCTATCAACTTGCACGCTATTTCCGCGAGCATTCAGAACATTATAAAGCGTATCATTACGTGCAACTAGGTTCAAAGATTCCATTATCATCCGATGCGTTATTCGTAGAAACCGATGTGTATTCAGGACTCTTCGATTATGAAGCTACGATATTACTGTTTTACATCGGTCAATCTACACGTGGACTCGAAGTTGCAACGAAATACCTTTTAGCAGAACGATCGTTACAGGACAATGTGTATGCGAATTTACCCTTTTACATTACTGCGCTGTCCTATCCTGCTAAAGCACATCCAATTGATCGCGATGTATTTGGAGAAGATTACCATCCTACTTCAGTGTCAATGTTCACACTCAATGGAAAAATCATGCACAATGTTCGATTCGTGAATTACTCAATTAATCCACAGACAGGGAGTTACCTTATGAAGGAAAATGGAGTTGTTCGCGAAAACTCAACGGTACGAACTCAGAACGCATTTTTCAATCCTGAAACTCATGAAGTTGTGAAATTACGAGATGACTCAGTCACACTTCCTCGCAAACCAGGCGCACATATTGTAGGACTTGAAGATGTGCGAGTGTACACAAATGCCTCTGGAAAACTCTGTTGTACTGCAACTACATGGGAATACACGGATAAGATTCGTATTTTCCAATCCGAATACGACCCCATTCGAGGTCTGTATTTGAAGGGTCGTATATTGAATTCTCCAGGCGATCAAGAATGTGAAAAGAACTGGTTAGCTGTGAATGGAACGGATGATATTGTATATAGTTGGAATCCATTACGTGTAGGAGTTCTCGATGGAGAATCACTCAAAATACATACACAACATGAAACACCGTATTTCTTCAAACATTTTAGAGGATCTGTAGTTGCGTTCCGACCCGATCAATATCCAGGTGAAACATGGGCGTTAGTACATACCGTTGAATACACACAACCTCGCAAATACTTTCATCTCTTTGTGCGACTTGGAGAACACTATCGACCCAAGTATATTAGTCGACCATTTGTATTCAAAGCAAAAACAATTGAGTATTGTATTGGATGTATGCCTGATCCAGCGTTCACAACATTGACGTGTATCTTTTCAACGATGGACGATACACCTCGTAGTCTTGAAATTCCCATCTCTAGTTTGGAGTGGATTCAAGTCTAAGTATAGAGATGTCTCCAGGATTCATTGATTGAAGATCCCGTATCTTGAAGAATGTGTCGAGCTGCATCGACATCGATCGTGTACGGTAATGTGATCTTGCGATAGAATGGGTACTCTTTCGCAGTAGTTTCATCTGCAATTCGTAGAAGGTTGATTCGTGTCACTAATGTTTCGACAGTTCGAATGAGAGTTCGTACACCTTCTTCTTCTTTACTGTATTCACTGATCAAGAACTTCACAGCTTCTTCAGTGAGAGTTAATTGATTTGTGAGTTGGATGTGCTCAAGAACTTGAGGCCAGACGTATTGTGTAAGAATATTCTTCTTATCGTCTGAATTGTATCCAGAACAGTTAATGACTTGCATTCGGTCCTTTAGAATCGGATGTACTTTTGATTCATCGTTGAACGAGAACACGAAGAGGCATTGACTCAAATCAAAGTCAACACCTGCAAAGTAACGATCGTGGAACTGACTGTTCTGAGATCGATCGGTCAAATGAATGAGCATTGATACAATCTCATCGCCATGTGAGGTTGTTGAAACCTTATCGAGTTCGTCGAAATACAAGACTGGGTTCATACAGCGTGCATTCATGAGTGCGTCTGCAATACGTCCCCACATAGATCCTTCGTATGTGAATGCATGACCTACAAAGTTCGCTGAATCAGATGCACCTCCTAATGAGAAGAACTCAAAGGGTCGTTGTAGAACTTTAGCGACACCATGTTTTGCAAAGGAGGTTTTGCCTACACCCATTGGACCTTTGAGTGCAATCACGTTTCCTGCGGAGAGAGGATTAGAGATCCATTGTGCAAGTGTTTGCATAACCTGTGTCTTTGCTGCAGACATTCCATACACCGCTTTGTCAAGTGTTTCGCGTGTAGATGCGAGGAACTTTGCACAAGGAGCAGCTCCATCGGAAAGCTTTACAGGAAGAGGTACGACTTTACCGAAAGGAATGCGAAGGAATGAATCGACCCACATTTTGAGTTTGTAACCTTCTGAACTATCCATTTCATTCAAGTTGTCGACCTTCTTAATCACTACAGCCTTCAAAGAGTCTCCAATCGGTAGATCTAGAATGCGAAACTTGATTGGAACATCTCCGTCTTCCATTAGACTTGAAATACGTTTCATTTGATCGTTCAATCGCTTGCGTTTTGATTTAGAAAGGTCTTCGAAATAGGTTTCCTCATCTTCGTTCAATTCGATGGCAGGTTCAATGGTTTCAGATTTTGAACGTTTTGAAGGTTTCTTACCGCGTTTGCTCGCAGGAATGTACTTGTTCATTAAATGTGTGATAAATTCATCTTCTTCATCTTCTTCTTCATATTCACTTTCATCGGTATCATTACCGCGAGTATCAATCTCAATGCTAATACGACCTTTCTTAGGAAGAGGAATGGAGATGGCTCGAGGCTTTTCAGAATCTGATTCAGACTCGTCCTCCTCAGACTCCTCTTCGTCTTCGGTTTCATCTTCGGTTTCACTTTCCTCTGACTCTGCTTCGGACGCTGATTCATCTGGAACATAGTCCTCGTCGCTTTCATCATCAGACTCGGGTTCGGGAACTAAGGTTTCATCTTTGACCCATGTAGTGCGGGCGTGTTTACGAAGACTATACCGACTTGGCATCTTGCTGCCTCACAAGGAAAAAAATGAAACTGATTCGTTTTTTGAGTGTCTATAATAATGAGCGACCTTGAAAGCGTCAAAGACATCGCATCTAAGCAAGCTGAAATGCTCGCTATGCGCGACGCCAAACTTCCAGCAATTCAAATAAGTACTCGAATTGTTGAAGCCTTTTTGAAATCGCAACGTGTGATGTGTTACGGTGGAACGGCTATCAACAACATGCTTCCAAAAGAGGATCAATTTTATGGAAGCGATGAAACACCTGATTATGACTTTTTCAGTGAAACACCTCAAGAACACAGTGTCCAGCTCGCCGATCAGTTATCAGCAGCAGGAATTGAAAGTGTCGAAGTGAAGCCAGGTATTCATCTCGGAACCTACAAGGTCTTCGCAGACTATCACGGTGTTGCAGACATCACCTTCATTGATCCGAAGATTTTCAGACATCTCTGGACTGAGAAACATACTCGACACGGAGTTCACTATGTTCCACCTGACTTTCTTCGCATGTCAATGTATCTTGAACTCTCACGTCCTGAAGGGGATGTATCACGATGGGAAAAGGTATATACTCGACTTTCACTCTTGAATAAACACTATCCGATTGTCTGCAAGCATGTACCGACTGCTCCTCAAACACTCTCCGACGAACAAAAGACTCAAACCTTAGAACTCTTGAAGAAACACCCGATTGTCTTACTCGGATTTTCAGCCGTCTCTCGACATGAAAAGAAGGCTGTATGGTATACACCTGTCACTCTGCTCGCAGAGAAAGAGGTGATTGAATCACTTACAAAGGGAAAGAAAACTGTGTCCTATCCGTCTACTGAACTACTTCCAGCTCGAACAGATGTACTAGATAAACATGGCGATATCATGTATCAATACTATGAAACTCAAGCCTGTCACAGTTACCATACGAGTCGTGAAGGACTTCGAATTGCGAGTATTCCTACATTACTCATGTTCTTTTTAGCCTTGATGTATTCCGAAGGATCCAAAGACGATGTGTCACGCCTTATGTGTGTGGCACAACGCTTAGTTGAATTAGCCTACGATAAACCAAATCGTAGATATGCATTATTAACTCCTTCACAGTGCTTAGGAGTTCAAAAGGAATTACTGGATTTACGTCGAGAACGGGTTGATCTTTATGATTCAATGAAAAAGGATAAGTCGTCACCTGATTTTGTTCAGTATTTCTTCACATACAATCCAAAAGCTTCGAAAACAGAACGAAGTAAGACACGTGAACTTCTTAAGAAAACACGAAAGGCTCGATTACACTAACGTTGTAGAAGGAATGGTCACTGAAGTATTCGCTAAGTTTCGAATGGTTCCCACTGTCAGTGCAAAGGGTTGTCCAGGTACAGGCACAAAGACTCCGCCCGATCGAACACCACCTTCGCGTAATCCCTGTTGAACCTGCATTAAAAAGTTATAGCTGTTTTGATTGCCTTTCGAACGGTAGGCATTCACACCTGTATACCCAGATCCTGTAGGGACATTGGTTGTGTATAGAAGTTGAACCTTTAATTGAGTGAGTACATCCGATGCGTCACGAATACGCATTCCTTGAAGACCTGTTAGACTTTGACTCCCTGAACTCATTTATTACCCAGACATATTTTATCGTCCCGTGTACCAGGTTAGATCGAGGTATCGACCTGACGCGGGTTCCTTCTTAATAGACGGAGGAGGTGAGCCTGCAGCATCCATTGCGATTTCAGCCGCAGACAAGGAACGAGAATAGTATGTGAGTCCTCCCACTTGACCATCAAAGATCGCTTCGGCAATCTTGACAGGAGCGAGTTCTTGTTTAGGAAGCTGTGTCAATGTATGATGTTGACGTAAGATTCCGTTAATGTAGACATCCACTGTAAATTGTGTCACTACAATCGCGAAATGAATCCATTTCTGAGCTGGAATGTTTTCAATCAAGATTGACTCCTCTGCACCATATGTAGATACAACTACAATGATCGAATTAGAGGTGCTATCAATATAAAGACCAGGACAATCTCCGCGTGAGAAAATCATACGTCGTTTTCCATATCCAATAGTGGTATAATCATGAATCTCAAACCATCCTTCGAAACTGAAAGTTGCGCCTTCTGCTTCATTGAAGGATCGAGGTAATACTACATTTGAAGAAAAGGGAATCGTTCCGCTCTGAGTCGCTTTTTGAATTTCCACTGCAGTTGGGTCGACGGATTTTGAGAAGAACCAGAGAGCTGCTCCACCTAATACAGCAACGCCTAAACCTCCGAGAACAACGGATTCCATTGTTCATTACTTAGAAACAAACCCTCTTGAAGTCAGACGCAATCCTTGTTTCTTTGGTGGCTCAGGTTGCCATAAAACTTTAAGCCATTCTTCAAAACTATGTGTTGATTGATACTCGATTAACTGAGGATGAACTGTACGTCCTTGTAGATTGTAAATGTAATGAATGCGCGAAGGATCAGGTCTGTATTCACTACGAATAAATCCTAGTTTTGTAAGTGCAATCGTCCATTTTAGATCTTCGCCTCGTCTGGCATCTTCAAATTGACATAACTTTGCAATATCGGTTAACATCGGGTTCAGATGATTGGGTGGACGCACGAATGTATTGTTCACGTACATCTTTCCACTCAAAGGAGTTTCTACACTATGCGTGAATGTATAGGCTTCCATTTGTCCACGTAGTCGCATGACATCCATTCCCGATCGAAATAGTTGAAAAAAGTCTTCAAAGTATGCGTCCGTTACCTCATCGTCGTCATCTACAAACGCCATGTATTTTCCACGTGCAGATTCAAGAAGTTGACGGCGTTTCATTCCTACACTTTGTTCACGATTGTCAACGGCTTGTGCAATTTCAAGTCGTAAACCAGGACAGAGTCGCGCAAACTTCTCTTGAATGGATCCCTTCAGTCGTTGAAAGACATCGTAGCGTTCAATCAAGGTTGGAATTAGAATAGATAGATCATACTCATAAGATTTACGACCAATGTACGTTCGAAGATCTGTTTCTAAGTAGGTTTGATTACGCCTGTACAATCCATCGTATACAACTGCATGTCCTACTAATGGATGACGATGACGAATAATACATCGTGGAGAATAGACGGTCTTATGATTGAGTGACCCTTTACATAGATCTGTTAACTCTGTATCGCAATAGAAGCTTTTGTACGCTGGATTATAGATGTATCCTAAACGAGTGTACATGGCTCGACCATAGATGGATAATGTATTCAAACTCGATCCTTGAAATCCATCGTTGAACCATAGAATACAGTCTAAATCAGGAGTCGCTGCTTGACGAATCACCTCATCGTATCCAGACACTTCAGGGATCATATCGTCAGAAACAAGTACTACAATATCCCACGCGTATTCAACCTTCTCAAGATCTGCATTACAGGCTTCAATTTTAGACTGATTTGCACTATAGTACAATGCATTCCATTCGAATCGATTCAGAATCTGAAACAACTGTTGTTGAACATTCGGAGTTGTCATCGTTGAATCGTCTACATCACAGGATACAACGATTCCCATACGTTCAGGATGAGCTGCCATTGACGCGTACCGACTCAACGTAGAGATCAACTGTTGAGGACGTGAACGACTTGGGCATTTTAGTAAAATCTTCAGAGCACTCATTATTAATTAGAAGAAGAGAACCATGACGATGCATCCGAACTTGAAAATCCAGTTACATCTTTACCTGAACTATCTTTGACTCCGAAGACAAACGTGTATCCGAACAATGAAAGGTTATTCAATGAAGAACTTGAAGACGCGGTTGATGTAGAACAGGCTGTACCTGCTGAATAGAATCGAGCTGCATCGGAAGGTTGTAATTGAACCGATGTACTATTTACGCTACAGACAGATCCTGAAAAGCCACCTCCGCCTCCAATAATCAAATTTCCAGATGCAGGCATTGGAATTCCTGCGAGTACAGCGGATTTCACTAATTGACCATTGATATAGACATCTAGATTGCGTCCGTAAATCGTGATGGATACTGCGAACCATGATTGTAACGGAACGTTTTCAACGGTCACTGTTTGAACATCTCCAGTTCCTGTATTTGTAGTTTCAAGAGTTGAACCTGATGGATAGACACTGACTGCAATATCAAGTGAGTTATCTGTTGGGTGTAATGATACAGCAGGAACTCGAATGCGTGAATTGGTTGAACTAGTTTGAGCAATCACAGCTTTCTTTTGACCGAACTTGTAGTCCCAGTCTTTAATGTACATCCAAAACTGAAGGTTCGTATTTGAACCAGAGATTGAGGACGTCACGGTAGAACCTACTTTACCATCGACTTCACTCGCAATTTGATCTGCTCCACCTGCAACTCCTGAGGAACGCGCAGCTTCTGCGATCTTATAGATTATGAAGAACAAAACAGATAACCCAACTAGAGTTCCGAGAATCGGAAGAAGAGTAGAGGGCGGTTTAGGAGGCGCTGTGGACAATTGAAGTGTAGGTGAAGAAGGCTTCGATGCGAAAAGACCCATCTTTATGTTTACAAGGGAAAGGTATTCAAGTAATAATGGAAAAACGAACGACGGGACCTACAAAACATCCGATACCAATGTTCTGCAATAATTGCGGAGAAAAGGGTCATGTATTTAAAGCATGTACCGAACCTGTTCTATCCTGTGGAATTGCATTAATTAATCAACCTAAATTGCCGATCGATATTATGACGGCTGAGATTCTCATGATTCGACGAAAAGATAGTATGAGCTACGCAGAGTTTATGCGAGGGAAATATGACCCAGAGGATCATTGTTATGTAGGTCTCCTCTTTGTCAATATGACACTTCAAGAACAAACTGCAGTCTGTTGTGAACCCTTTGATACATTATGGCGTCAGTTATGGGGCGACGATTATTCATCCCCTGAATATATTCAATCCAAAGAACGGTTTCATCAAGTCAATCGCGATGTGATGATGCGAGTCTATCTGTCGTCTTATAAAGAGCCAGAATGGGGATTTCCAAAAGGACGTAGAATTCGATGTGAGAGTGATCTCGAATGCGCAATTCGTGAATTCAATGAGGAAACCAATGTACCTCGTGATGCCTATACAATCTTAAATGGTATACGACTTGAAGAAACCTTTCTAGGTCTGAATGGAACTCGATATCGACATGTCTATTTCATAGCCTTATTAACATCCCCTGAACTTGTGAATCTACATCAGAAAATGACGTACATGCAGCGTCGTGAGATTTCAGCGATCGGATGGAAAACGTTTCGAGAGTGTAGGATGTATATTCGCCCACATCATATTGAACGTGAACAAATGGTTGATTTATTAGAGAATATCGCTAAGACGTATGAGAGCACGCTGTGATACCTAATGCAGTCAGACCTGCAGTTTGTGTTCCAAAAGCATAATGAAGAAGTTCACCTACTACAATCCAAAACACAAAATGAAGCCATACTTTTCCACCAAACTCCCACTGAGTATAGAGAGCGAGTAGGAATGTTAATATAGTATCTGCCACTGCGAATCCCATAAATCGAATGGAATGTGCGCCTGTTCCTGGTTCTCCAAACAGGTTTTTGTACGGACAGCTCATTGTATTAAGCAAACCTAAAACGTGCAAAGTAGACCGTCATACAATAGGCTACGACACTTAGAATGAAGACCCACCACCATACTGGAAATACTGTCGCTTCTCGGTCTTCGACTCCAAACGGACGAATCCTTCCTTCACGCCCAAAGGCGACGGACGGTTTTAAGTATAAGAAGGCTGCCATCAGAAACAGATAGATTGAGACCATCCAAATGCGATGATTTTTACGTGTGAGTGGCTCCATTACTTACGGTAGCGACGAGTTTTACGGTGATTGCGACGGGATTTACGTGTCTTGCGTCGGCGTCCTCCACGCGAAGGTCCATACTTTGATTCGGCTTCGTTGACAAATAGAGCTATTTGTCCGTTTCCAAATGCCATCGTAACTCCTTGATCGTCAGTATAGTTTCCCTTCCCTTCCCTACCGGATGTACCTATATACGAAGCAGTTTCTCCATCTACCGCGGTGATTGTAATAGGATCTTTTTCAATCTTTTTCCCATATAGATCACCGCGATACAGTTTCGATCCTGGTTTCATATCCACTTTCCTTGCACGTCTAAATCCTGGTTCCATATTGTTATCCGTCCCGATATTTTCAACGCACCTCAAGATAATGGCAGCACCTGCTTTCGTCCTCCCGAATCGAAAAGCATTCGCAGATTATATCACTCGCATCTTTTTGAAATACCGTAAAGAAGACCGCGATCCACTGGATGCTGAAGATAAGGATGTAGATTTATGTACGAAGCAAGCTAGTACACGCGAACTATTTCCTTATCAGAAACTCATTCGAGATTACTTGTTGATTGAGACGCCGTATAGGGGTATTCTTCTATATCACGGTCTCGGATCTGGAAAGACATGTACATCCATTGCAGTTGCTCAGAGTTTGATGTCCTATAAAACGATCTGGGTATTGACTCCTGCATCTTTGCGCGAGAACTACAAATCTGAGTTGAGAAAGTGCGGTGCACCGGTATATGTGCTCGAACAACATTGGCGTGAAAAATCACTCAGTGATCAGTCACGTGCAGAAGCTAAAGCAGTCGGAATTTCAGATGGATTCATGGATCGAACAGGTAAATTCTTTGTAACAGTCGCAGGTGAAACTCCGAATTTCAAAGATCTACCCAAGACTGCACAAGATATCATCAACGGACAGATTGAAGACATTATCGCTCAACGTTTCAAGTTCATTAACTACAACGGTTTGAATTCTAAGAATATCGACACGTATGTTCCGAAGGCTGTTGAGGGTGTAGAACCACCTAGTCCATTCAATGATTCGGTAGTCATTATTGACGAAGTCCACAACTTGATTTCACGTATTGTGAATTCATCAGATATTGCTCGTCGATTGTACGATGCAATCTATCGCGCTACAGACTGTAAGATTGTAGGGTTGTCTGGAACTCCTGTGATTAATCGCCCCAATGAGATTGCGTACTTGATGAATCTTCTTCGCGGTCCAATTGAACGAATTACCATTCCCTTCGGTAAGGCTACTTCATGGGATGAAGAGAAAATGAAAACTGCGTTCAAAGCACTTCCTGATGTGGATACAATCGAATTCAATGCAGTTAAAAAGCATGCACTCCTTACACGCAACCCTCCTCATTTTCGAACCGTCTACAATGAAGCAGGTGAACGTGTAGCCGTTCAGTACAAGCAGGATATTCCATTTACTCCATTAGCGATGGATTGGGTGAGAACATGGGAAAAGAAGTTTCAAGCGGATGTTGGATCTGAAATTGCAGTGGATCGTGTAACCTCTGAAATTTTAGAATGCTTACCGACTAAATTTGAAGAGTTTGCAAACTTGTTTCTGGATGGTTTGAACATTAAGAACCCATTGTTGTTTTCAAAGCGTATTCAAGGTCTTGTGTCCTATTTCAAAGGTGCAGATGAACGATTGATTCCGAAACGTGTTGAAGATGAGAAGATGCTTGAAAAAGTGAACATGAGCTCTGAACAGTTCGTTCAGTATCTCGATGTACGTTTTCAAGAAATCAAACAGGATGCGCGAAAAGCATTAAGTATGAATGACGATGGAGGATCTTATCGCGTGATTTCTAGATTAGCGTGTAACTATGCAGTTCCGCCTGAATTGAAGAAACTCACAAAAGAGCAGGAAGGAGGTATTACTGAAGAAAAGGTTCAAGAAAAACCCGAAATTCTAGCAGCATTACGAGCTCAGTCTACCAAGTATTTAACTGCGAAGGCATTGGAAACCTACAGTCCTAAGTTACTCCGTATGTTAACCAACATTGAAGCAACACGTGCTTCCGGTGGAGATGTATGGCCGAATCAATTCATCTATTCGCAGTACCGTCAACTCGAAGGACTTGGAGTCTTTGCAGCGATTCTCGATACGAATGGATGGCAGCCGTACAAGATCACGAATAAGAACGGGCAATGGCAAGAGGATGAAATGCAAGACAAACCTGCCTATGCCTTCTTTTCAGGTGAAGAGAAGGAAGATCAGCGTGAATTGATGCGTCAAATCATCAACGGTCGTTATGAATCTAACTTTCCACCTAGTTTGAAGACGAGTATTGAGAAACGCGGTAAGAAACTCTTATGTCTACTGATGGCAACCTCTTCAGGTGCAGAAGGTATTACATTAGCGAATGTTCGACACGTACACATCATGGAACCTCACTGGACACCTGCACGACACGATCAAGTTATTGGACGTGCAATTCGTATTTGTTCACATGCATCCTTACCGATGGATCAACGCACAGTTCGCGTCAGTTTTTACTTATCCGTGATTTCACCTGCGCAAAGTAAAGGTGTAGAAGGTCCTAACGTAGTTGCAGTTCGTAAATCCGATGTTGAATTGAAACGATATGAAGGAGAACCACCAGTGGAAACGTTTATGTCCACAGATGAATACCTATATGAGAAGGTGTTTGAAAAAGACAAGGTCAATCAACGAATTTCGATTTTACTTAAACAGTCAGCAGTCGATTGCGAAGTACATCGTAAACTCCATTCGCGTGAAAAGCCTCAAATATCATGTATGCGATTCGATACTACATCGACAGGTGAAGATCTTGCATTTAAACCTAATATCAAATCCGATGACTTTGATGAAACCTATTTGCGTAACATGACACGTAAGAAGCGACGATTACAGAAACTGAAGATTAAGGACATTGTGTATTTCATGGATCCTGATACAAAGGAGATCTTCGATGGTCAGGCCTTCGAAGACAATCAACGATTACTCAGAATAGGAAAGAAGGAGTCCGACACACAGATTAAGTACTGGTTGTCATAGATCGGAGGTCGTTGAGCCAGCCTTCACACACCTCTTTCCAGGTTTTGAATTTGATGTCAGACATTGCAGAACGCATGGTAGTTAGTTTTTCAAGAGTTCGTTCCATTGCGTTGGTGACATCGTCGGGTATGAACGAAGGTGACCATAAGCCTAATGGCATAGCTGCTCCATGATACATAGGAGGACCTTTACGAATGTAAGATGTAACATTTGCAGGTAAGAATGAACGGTAGGATCCTACATCTGTAACGATTTGAGGTGCACCTGTGTACAAATGCTCGAGTTGACATAATCCAAATCCTTCACCATCGGATGTATTGATTCCGATATCACACATGTTGTAAATTTGATTAATACCTTCATCATTCAATGAATTAGGAGGACCTGTATCCACAATCGCCATTCGCTTACCGTAGATTGCAGGGTCTAGGTTTGCAGTCGTTAGCTGATCTAAGAAAATACGCTGAATGTCGTAATGCGCACCTTTTTGAGGGTCGACAGTTGTCACCATGAGAAGCCAAAGCGGTTTCTCTGGATGTCTACGTAACAACTCTACAAATCCCATAATAGTAAGATCTTGACGTTTACGTTGACTGTTACGATTCGCATTCAAAAACACAATCCCTTCCGATGGAAGTCCTACATTTCTACGAAGGGTCATTCGTGCTGGGCCAGGAAGCTTTGAAAACACTTTTGAATCGACTGCATGTTCAATCACCGATGGAGTCACTCCAGTCTGATACTCTGAGAAGATCTTTGCCCATGAATCTGTGAAGCAATACACTCTCTCGGCTGCCTTATTGATCTCATCGATGAGCTGAGGTGCAATTCCATGATAGACTTGATCGACATAGACCCATAACTTGTAAGGAGATACACCCTTTTCATATTTCATTGCCTTGATGAATCGAGCAATGATCAATGGATCGTTGTAGATCATGACTACATCGGGATTCACCATCTCCAAGTACTCATGAATCTTATTGAATCCAAACCCTTCCTCCTTCGGGTCTTCGCATGCAGCTGCATCATAGACTACGACTCCGTCAGGTGCTTTTCGAATGTTTTTCTTCTCAGGATGTCGTTGAAATCCAAAGTGAAAGGTCTTCACTGCAGGCGCAAGTGTAGAAACTTGTGCAAGTAAATTTGAAACCACTTTTGAATAACCAGTGGTTTGATCGACGTGTGTACTTACAAGAACAAACCTCATTTGTGTCTATTCTCTCCGATCTGTATAAATAGGATGCAAGTCAATTCCGCTCAAGATTATTTGACCGCTCAAAAACGTCGAATTGTGGCTGCACAGTTTGTGCAAGAACCTGCTCCCGCTCATCGGCGGTACAACTATGTAATTACATCGGTTCAAGCGAATAAGGCATCTCGCTATGAGAAAACACCTTATCCAGAGAACTTAAGTCTTGCACCTCGATCAACACCTGGACCTGTACTAACTGCAGGTCAACGTCCTACTGTGAATGGATGCTGTCTTGCTTCTGGTTCATTGGTCTAAACAATCCGTGTGCGTAGATACAAATGCCTGGAGGCTTACTTCAATTGACACAAGTCGGGGCTCAAAATCAACTTCTCAATGGCAATCCATCGATGACCCATTTCAAAACGGTGTATCGGAAGTATACCAATTTTGCAATGGAATCCATTCGTATGGATTTTACTTCGTCTAATCTCGATTTCAATACGACTCAGACACGAACCTTAAGTTGTCGTATCGACCGTTACGCACAACTTCTACACGATACATATTTGATGGTCACGCTTCCAGATATTTGGTCGCCGTTAAAACCTGTTCAATATGCACCGTCTGGATACGATGCGTCTTGTAGTGCACTTGGATACGAGTTCCAGTGGATCAAGAATATTGGATACAATTTGATCGACCATGTTGACATTGTGATTAATAACGTTACTGTTCAAACACTCACAGGTGAATGGCTCAAGATGTATTCCTATTTTACTCATGATGCGACGAAACGTAATGTGATCGATCAGATGGTAGGAAACGTTCCAGATCTTTATGATCCTGCAAACGCATACGACCGTACAGGACAATATCCACATGCGGTGACACCAATCACTCTACCAACGATCATGCCATTCACAACAACTCCTGAACCTTCTATTCGTTCACGACAACTTGTGATTCCTCTTCATTTCTGGTTTTGCGAGAATCCAGGACTTGTATTGCCATTAGTTTCGCTACAGAACTCGGAAGTCTTTATCAACGTGACATTTCGTCCATTGAATCAATTGTATACGATTATCGACGTGAATCCTTTGGTCGCAACGGTGATGATTCAAACCGCTGTGTCAAATGGATCGTCTATTACGTTTACAACGGCAACTCCGCATGGTTTTTCAGTTGGATCTAGCGTTAAGTTTCAAGGACTCACTGGAAGTGCTGCAGTTTTACGAAATACATTGTATACAGTTGCATCAGTTCCATCGACTACTTCGTTTACGATTGCATCCAGTTTTACAATTGCAACTATTGATACCTCTCAAACCACTGCAAGTGTAGGTGGAACTACAAATCCTACGTACGGACAACGTATTCAACCCACAGGATCTTTTCCAATCGGATTGTTCTTGAGTGCTCCTACATCTTCAGGTGTTTCTTCAAGCGCAGACATCACAACCTTCTTTCCAAATCCTTATTTGGAAGGAAACTTCATCTATTTGACCGAAATGGAAATGAATCAAGTAGCTAACTCCGAACAGACTGTGTTATTGAAACAAGTGAACTATATCGTCAAAGAAGGTCAGTATGGCGCAAACACAGATTTGGAGATTCCTATGTTCAATATGGTTACGCGTATCGTGTTTGCAGCACAACGATCTGATAAGATTATTACCAATGATTGGGATAATTATACGAACTGGCAAAATCCAGATCGTGCACCCTTTTCAGGATCAACTTCGAATGTAGGTGATCGATTGTATTCCTCAGGTCAGTATCAGATTTCGTCTATTTCTCCTCGTGAAACCATTACAGATGGAACTCTTCTTGTGAACGGCAATGAACGATTCACAACAAAACCTGCATCCTACTTTTCATGGATTCAGCAATATAAACATACGACAGGCGAACAACCTTCTGATCTTCCAGGCGTGTACATGTATTCATTCGCACTCAATCACGATCAATATCAACCCAGTGGAGCTATTAATGC